GCATTGCTCAGTCTATGGAAATAAAACTTAGATGGGGCGGGGATTGGAATATGAATTTTGAGGTAGATGACAATAACTTTGATGACTTTCCTCATTTTGAATTAATTGATTAGGAGATGTGATGGAAAAAAAACATACAATAAAATACAAAGATAAACAAAAACTTAGTTTGTTAGATTACATTATGAATAATCCTAACTACTTTAATCCAAGAAATATGGATGATTTTTCTAATATGAACAAGGCAATGCTTTGGACTAAGAATATAGACCAAGCTTTAGATGTTAATCGATTAGGGCACTATCCCAATGATTCTGAATATTTTATACCAAATACAAACGTAACAGATTTAGTTAGGCAGACAAAGTATCTAAAGGATGGTAGTGCTGACCCTAAAATAGTTGCAAAGATGACAAAAGAATTATTAAAAGGTATGTAGTTAGTGTATACAGTAAATATAGACCACAAAAATGTGGGAACTACAACATACACTATATACAGAAAAGAAGAAGCAGATAAAGAAGGAATTGAGTATGTATACTGGAAAATGGTTCAACCTGGGGGATATGCTATATCTGATGATAACTACGTTGCTAAATGCATTAATCGTAAGGAGTATCCTTCTAATCATGACAAAGACAACATATATCTCAGGTTCCCATGGGGTTACACTTTTTTTAATCCTAAATATGCTTCTAAGAAATTAAAGGTATCAGGTAGAAAGACTAACACAACAATGTCTGGCAAACCCATGCTAGAAGTTAAGTCTAAGCAAGATATGATGAAAAACCTTGCAAAAGCCTACTCTGTTACATGGGACTATAATCTTGCATTAGATATGGTCCTTGGTACATATACCCCTTCTGAATTTAAGAAGTGGAAACGAATGATGAAAACGGAGGTTTTTAGTAAAATGATAAAAGAGGAACTAGCAGATTTATTAACTGACCATGGGTTAGATAAAACTTATACTTTAGATTTATTTTCACAGGTTATATCCATGGCTAAAGATAAAAAAGATGTTACTAATCTAATGCGTGCTGTAGAGAATTTACAAGGTATGCACGGTATGAAAGAAAAGTCTTTAGTTAAAACAACTGAAAGTATAGAAGCAGTTAGTAATACTAAACTTATTGATGAATTAAGAGAAGAAGAAGATAAGCTTATAGCAACTAAAACTGTAACCGAAGAAAAATAGTGGATTACGAAGAACAATATAGCCAAATGCAAGCTTTAAAAAAGCTTCGTAACAATATGGCTTTATTTGGGAGGCACTGCTTCCCTACAGCATTGAGAAAGAGTACACCCCCCTTCCATAAAGATGTGTACGCTAATCTCGCTAATGACGACAAAAGGAGGGTGTTAATTGCAGCTCCCCGTGGTACAGCCAAATCTACAGTTACCACCCTCATCTTCCCTTTATGGAGATTAGCATTTAAAAAATCAGATGAAGATTTATTTATTGTTATCATATCTGAATCACAAACACAGTCTATAAACTTCTTATCACGTATTAAATATCATTTAACTCATTCAGATAAGTTTAGTTCTATATTTGGAGACCTTGGTCCTACTACAGCCAGAAGGTGGACTAATAATGATATAGTGTTAGCTAATGGAGCTAGGATTATAGCTGTAGGTACTGGACAAAGAGTTAGAGGATTTATTGAAGGAGATACTCGTCCTAACCTTATTATAGTAGACGACTTTGAATCAGAGCTGAATGCCTTTACTCCAGAAGCTAGAGCTAAAAATAGAAAATGGGTTACAGAGGCTGTGATACCATCATTATCTGATGAAGGTAAGATAGCTATGATTGGTACGGTAATATCTGAAGATTGTTTTTTATACTGGGCTAAAGACTCTCCTGCATGGAATGTTTTATGGTATTCTATATGGGACGAAGATGAAAATAGTATATGGCCTGAAAGGTTTCCTAAGTCGCGTATTAATGAAATAAAAAAAGAGTTTGCATCTGTAGGAAACTTAAATGGTTTTTATCAAGAGTATATGAATATAGCACAATCTCCTGATATGGCTCCATTCAAACCAGAATGGATAAAAATGCATCATTATGATTATAAAAGAATTGATGGACAGAATTGTCTAGTTAGGACTATAGATGGAAAAGAAGAAATTAAACCAGTTGAAGTCTATTGTGGAGTTGACCCTGCTAGTAGCCTTTCTTCCACTGCCGATTACTTTGTTGTTGCTACAATGGGTATTGACTCCGATAATAATAAGTATATTATTGATATTTATAGGGATAGAATTAGTCCTGCAGAACAGCCTCAAAAACTTATTGAAACTTTTAAGAAGTATAGGCCTAGGAGGATGAAGATAGAAACTGTTGGTTATCAAGAAGCTTTAAGAACAGCAGTTAGAGAACTCATGTTAAAAGATAATTTGTATATACCAGGTCTTGAAAAAGGTGTAAAACCAAGAAATAGAAAGAGTGAGCGATTATTATCGTTAGTGCCTTTATTTGCTAAAGGTTCTTTTTTCTTTAGACCACAGGACAATATACCTCAGCAAGAATTTTTAAGCTATCCTAGAGGTAAGCATGACGATGTTATGGATGCGATATGGACAGCTTTAGATAAAGCAAAACCATCAAGACGTAAAGAATGGGAAAAAATTGATGAAAATAGCTTAAGAAACAAAAAAACACTTGATTGGATGACATTATAGTTGTATATTAAATTGATAAAAAGTAAGGGAATATGGCCAAAACACCCAAAATAGTAACTGAAACTCTTCAGTTATATAAAGATTATAGCAAAAAAAGAGATGCTTGGGCTCAACAAGCTAAAGAAGACAAAGAATTTCGCTTAGGTAGACAATGGACTAAAGAGCAAGCTAAAGTCTTAGAGTCAAGAGGACAAGCTCCTATTGTTATAAATCGTATACACCCTGCTGTAGAAGCAGCAAAAGCTATGCTTACATCTAAGAGACCGTCTTTTAGAGCAGCACCTAGAGAAGATTCAGATAATAAAGTAGCTCAAGAATTGAGTAATTTACTTTCTTATATGTATGACATATCTGATGGTGAAACAATTATTAAACAAGCTATAGATGATTACTATGTTATGGGCATAGGTTACATTAATGTATATCAAGACCCTATGATGGATATGGGTAAAGGTGAAGTTTGTATGCATGACATAGACCCGCTTGATGTATATGTAGACCCTAATAGTAGAAATAGGTTTTTTGATGATGCAGAAAATATTATAGTATCTAGACTATTTAGTAGAGAGCAAGCTAAAAAGCTTTATCCTAAATATAAAAAACAAATAGATAATGCTAGTAGTGAACAAGATTTTAATATGCCTGAAACAGGTAGGGACAATAAAAGTGAGGTATTTTTCCCAGAAGATGTAGGATTATTACATGAGCAAAGTGAATATGTAAGAGGTTATGAAAGGTACTATAAACTAGAAGTTCCTAGAATGAGGGTATTTGAGCAGTTTTCTGGTAAAGAAGATTTATTAAAAGAAGAAGAGTTTAATCAATATATACAACGGCCAGCCTGGATAATAGAAGGTAATATAATAACAGAAGAGAGACAAGCTCAACAATTAGTTATGCAACTTGAAGAAAAAAGACAAATGGCTATTATGCAACAAAAAGCTCAATTTAGTCAAGAAATGATGCAAGCAGGTTATTCAGCTGATGCTGAAGTTCCTGAGTCGGATATTCCTCCTGTTAATGTTCAAGAAACTGACTTTCAAGGTTTAATATTAAAAGGAGCTATTAAAGTTGTAAAGATAATGGCAACAAGAATTAAGCAATGTATTATAATGGGTGAAACATTATTGTATTCAAGAATACTTCCTTGTGAAGAATATCCTATTGTACCTTTATGTAATTTACATACTAGAACACCTTATCCTACATCTGATGTAAGAATGGTAAAAGGATTGCAAGAATATATAAATAAAACACGTTCTTTAATAATAGCTCACGCTACTACAAGTACTAATACTAAGATACTAGTTCCTGAAGGTAGTGTAGATATGAAAGACTTTGAAGAAAAGTGGGCACAACCTGGTGTAGCTATACCTTATGACCCTACAGATGGTCCTCCAGTAGCGGTGCAACCTAGTCCATTACCTAATGAACTTTATTCAAATGAGCAATCTGCTAAAACAGATATTGACCATCAATTAGGTTTATACGAATTAATGCAAGGGAATGCATCAGCTGCTCCTGAAACATATAAGGCTACTATTGCTTTAGATGAATTTGGCCAAAGAAAGATTAAATCTAAATTAGCAGATGTAGAAGCAGCTTTATGTAGAGTAGGTGAAGTAGCAGTTTCTTTAATGCAACAATTATATAGTACAGAAAAAACATTTAGAGTTGTTCAACCAAATAACTCTATGAACGAATATGTTATAAATCAAAAGTTAGTTGATGATAAAACTAATGAATTAAAAGTTATAAATGACATAACAGTTGGTAAATACGATATATCCATAGTAAGTGGTGGTACTTTACCTACAAATAGATATGCAGAATTAGAGTTCTATATGGATGCTTATGCAAAAGGGCTTATTGATAAAAGAGAAGTTCTTAAAAAGACAGAAGTATTTGATATGGAAGGAGTCCTACAAAGGACAGATGTTATTACGCAATTACAACAACAATTACAAGCAGCTCAGGATAATATCCAAAAACTAGAAGGAGACCTTCAAAGTAGGGATAGAGAAGCAGTTAATCTTAGAAAAAGAGTTGAGGTTGAGAAATTTAAAGCTGACCTTGATAAATTGGAGAATAAAGCTGCAGCTTCTGGGACCTTGTATGAGAAAAGATTGGATGATAATTTAGCTACAGTAAAACGTCAGATAGCTGACGCGACTAAAGAAACTAGTTCACCCTCTAGTAGCAAAGAGGCAACTAAAAAAAGAAAGAACAAATAATGGCACAAATAGACGAAACAAACGTGGATACCCCTGAACAGGGCTCCAATTTATCAGTTGAAGAAGCGTTTTTCTCATCTGATGAAGGTACAACAACTACAGAATCTACTAATCCAGTAGAACAAGTTGTAAGTGAGGATGGTAGTAATACTGCAATACCTGCTCCAGTCACAAATGAAAATGACGAAAGAAGGTATCAATATTGGCAGTCTCAAGCTGATAAAGTTAAAAATGAGAATGCTCAATTACAAAGTCAGTTAGAAACTATGCAATCTCAAGTTCCGCCTGTACAGCAAGCAGAAGCTCCTGTACAAGAGCAAGCTAGAGAGGAGTTCCCTTCACCTCCAGAAAGACCAGAAAAACCAATAGGTTTTAACAGAGCGGAAGCTATGGAAGACCTTAATAGTCCTAGTGCACAATATCTTGATAAAGTTGAATCTTGGCGAGATAAAATGACTGAATACTCAACAATGAAAAGTGAGTATAACAATGCTATTTTGCAAGAAAGACTTGATGCAGAACAAAATAGAAGAGTTGAGGAAGTTAAAAGAGCTCAAGCACAACAAGCTCAAAATCAACAACTTAATCAAATCTACGAACAAGTTCAAGGTCATCATGGTTTATCTTCAGAAGAAGCAAAGTCTTTTATGAATGATATGTCAAAACCCGATTCTTTAAATATAGATAACCTAGTTGAACTTTGGAGAATTAAACAAGGAAGCGGTGGTATGGCAAATGCTCAACCTGCTCAACCTAGTGATGCTTTTAATCAGCAAGCTAGAGCACAGCAAGTTGCATCTCCTATGGGAGTAATGCCATCACAGCAACCAGTTGAAAGTTCTTCCGAAGAGTCAATTATGGATTCAATGATAAATGATTACAAAAAAAGTAATCCTTGGTAATTAATAATTCCTACTCGAAGGTCTACGCGACAGCTGAGAGAGGATAATATAGAAAGAAAAAACAATGGCAAATGTATATAGTAATAGTCAATACAATGCTGCTACTGGCGTTTCTTTAGATGATACACGTAGAGTCTTTAATTTTGGGGATAGAGTTGCAGAACTAGCTCCTCAACAAAGTCCATTTTTTGTTTACCTTAATAAAGTTGCAAAAAAAGCTACTAATGACCCTGTGTTTAAATTTTTAGAACAAAGACACCAATGGCAACGTAGAAATTTTGTAGTAGATACTCAAGAAGATTCTGCTGCAATGGCAACAAGTGGTTTATCAACCTCTCAAGCTTTATTAACTGACATGGAAGTACAATCAGGATATGATGATTATGGTAAAGTATTATCAGCAAATAGAAATGCTGTACCTTACTTACTTGTTGGACAAATGGTAGCTATAGAATGTGATTACGCAGCAAATGGTTCAAGTTTTGGTGGAAGTAATACTCATAGAATGGTTGGAAGAGTTACAGAAGTAAATAACCCTACTGGTGACACTAATATTGATGTTACCCCACTTGAATTAATTTTAGTTTCAACAGGTGCAGTAGTTGCTCCTGTTAATACTGCTAAAATCAGAATATTAGCTGGTGCAAGAGCTCAAATAATTGGTTCAGCATTCGCAGAGGGTACTGATACTCCTACTAGCTGGGAAGACAAATTATTTGACAGAGAAGGATATTGTCAGATTTTTAAAACTGCAATGAACGTTTTCTCTGGAACAGCTATGGCAACTGAATATCGTGGTATGAAAAATGAGTTTCAAAGAGTTTGGACAGAAAAACTAATGGAACATAAAATGGATATTGAAACTGGTATGTTATTTGGTGTAGGTTCTGCATCATATGAAACAAGTGCTGGTACAGCTCCAATTAGAAAAACATGGGGTATTTTACCATATACAGAACAAAATGGTAAAATATATTCAATGACTTATGCTTCATCTGGTTATGATGCTTTCTTAGACGCAATGGAAGATTTCTTTGCTCCTGAAAGTGGAAACTCTGGAAACAAACTTGTATTAGCTTCAAGAAAAGTAATTACTTACTTAAATAAATTAGGTAGTGGCTCTTTTATGAACAATACAATTGGTGCTTCTCAATACAAACTTGATGTTCAAAATATTCCTGGACAATTCGGACACTCAGTAACTAAAGTAAGTACTATATTTGGTAACTTACATTTTGTTGCTGAACCTTTATTAAGAGGAATATATGAAGATTATTGTGTTGCTGTTGATATGAAAAATGTAGCATACAGACCACTAAGTGGAAACGGTATTAGTCGAGACACCTTCATTGAAACTAATGTTCAAGACAATGGTATAGATGGTCGTCAAGACCAAATCTTAACTGAAGCTGGCCTTGAGATTAGTTTACCTGAAACTCACGCAGTTCTTAAGTTTTCTTAAGGAGGTAGATTATGGACCAAAGTAATCTTAGTATTGGCGGAATTGGAACGGACCCTTCGGGGTCCCATCCAACTGGCAATTTATTAAAATACTGGGCAAGTTCAATTGATGATATGACTATAGTGTTTAAACCAAGTTCTTTAGGTATTATGACAGACCCTGGTGCAACTGCAACAGATGCGACTGATACATACTATTCTAAAGAACTAGCTTCAACTGGTAAAGATTTGATAACACTTACTACACCTGCTTCAGGAGATAGTCAAATAACGTTTGCTTGGCAGTGGTTTAATTCTTTAGGAACTAGTTTTGATGGAACAGGAGAGCAATCAGGAGGTACATGGACTGATTGTTATACTCTTACTGCAAGTGCTACAACTAATCCAATAATAAATTATGATGCTGCTGAAGAAGATATTTTATATAAAGGCTCTAAATTTAGAGTAAAAATGGTAGTAACAGATGCAGGCTCTAATGGAGTTGCTGCAGGTCTTGTTACAGCTGCTGTTGCTGCTTTAAATCACACAAGTAGTGGAGCTAGTATACGTAAAAATATCGACAAACAAGCTAAATATAACACTGGTATAACTATCGGTGGTATAGGTGCTGACCCGTCATAATGGTTAAGTAACAAATAAATTATAAGGGGTCTTCGGGCCCCTTATAAGGAAAGAATATGACAAACAAAGTATATAGTAATAGTGTAGGAAATAAGCATAATTCTGGTGTTAAACCAAGTACTAGAAGAAAGCACAATGGAAAAACCAAAAAAAAGAAATAGAAATGGTAAAGGAAGTGCTTACAGAGTTCCTGTAGGCGATAAACAGTACAAATATAATTATGATAGAATATTTAAAAAAAAGATAACTAATGGCAACTAATAACACAAATAAAAATTGGTCATTTTCTGGTTCAGGACTAGGAGAGTCACCTATACAAGACGATTTAGGAACTTCTGATATAAATTGGGGAGGAAAATCTCCTATATCGTATATACAGTTTATTTTAGGTGATGATATATTTAATTTATTTGGAGATAAAATTCTAAACGACGCATTTGAAAATGCTTTTATAGAAGTTTCGGATTTAGTGTTAGATGATAATATATTACAAAATTTAACTGAATCAAGCGCTTGGAACACTTCTGTTCAAACAACATATGGTGGAACAAACTTTGTAGATAACTACCCTAAAAGAATTTTAAAAGTAGTTAGACAAAATACTACCGATGAAGACGATGATGGAAGTGAACAATATTATTATAATGCTAGGAAAATTATAAACTTGGATAGTCAAGCTATAAATCCTTATAGTATTTATTATGAAAATGACCCTCATAATCCAGCTTGGTTTATAACAGATACAGGTGGTATAAACATTATACCTAAAAATACTTCATCACATCCAACAGGAAAAGTTTATTATATGAGCTATCCTAAATTTGGAGTTGGTATTGAAATTGATGCAAATCAAACTCACGATTTAGGAGAAAATTCTGGAATACAAAATTTTTCTTTAGTTTCTTCTAATGATGAAAAAGAATTATTTTTTGGAGTTCCAATTGAAGCAAGAAAAGCAATTTATTATACTATGGCATTAAGTTTGGTTGATGGGTATTTAAGTAATTTTGTTCAAGAAGATGAAGATGGAGAACTTGTTACTTTATTACAAGCTCAATCTGAATCATTAAATTTTACTAAATCTATAGAAATGAAAAAAGTAGCTACTAAATATGGCAACTATCAAGAGAATGTTGGTAAAAAATGAATAAATTACAAATGGTTGAAATAATAAAAATGCATCATCCTAAAGCTTCAGGTAGACAATTTGAACTTTACATTGAATTGGCTGCAGATAAATTAGCAGAAGAGACAAATATATACAAGAGAAGTTTAATACTTAACTCTATCGCTGGACAAAGATGGTATGGGTTTTCTCATCAAATTATGGAAATAGACTCAGTTTATTTTAATGATGTTAAAATTCCTAAGTTAGTAGGAGACCCTATTATAGATGATGATGAGTTTGGTACTAATGCTGAAGATACAGCAGATACAGAATTAACTATTCCAACAGCTAATGCTTCTAATGAAAGATTTTGGATTTATAGCCCATATAAAAAATATGCTGAAGCTGGTGGTTGGGCATCTAGAGCTTTAGAAGGAACATCTCAAGCTAGAATAGGTATAGTAGAAAAAGTAAATAATGCTGTAACAAGAGATGGGAGAACTAGTAATTATCAATCTTGTTCAGTAACTGGAACTCACAATATAAGAATATTAGGTTCTTTTTTTCCAGAACCTTTTCCACAAACTGCTGCAGGAGCGGATTTAGCAGGGACAGACCAAGAAGATGCAACACTAGAAACAGGTGGACCATTAGCTGCAATACCAAAACAACATCACGAAATACTTGCAACAGGAGCAATAGCTTATGGCTATAAATTCCCTCCTAGTTTAGATATGCAAGCATACCAAGTATTTATGGATGACTTTATGAATGGTGTTAAAAGGATTAAAAAGTTTTCAAAAACAAAAACAGGAACTGGCTTTATAAGGCCACAGGAATTTTAATAGGAGAGCAAATGGGAATATTAGATAAATTAAAAAACGATTTAGGAGATATAGCAGAAGATACTTTAGATAAAGTAAAAACTGATTTAGCTTCTAAAATTGACCAAGTATTTGATGAGGATTTACAAAAAGAAATAGTAGATACTTTAAACAAGTCTATAGACATTCCTTTCATTAATGAAAGGATGGAAGAAAAAGGTTTAAACCTTCTTTATGATGTGTTTGAAGAAAAAATAAAGGCAGCTGTTAAAAAAGCTTTATAATGATAGAAAAATTATTTGTTCTACTTAACGACATAACTGATAAAGAGACTGGAGATATAGTTGAAAGAATTGGTGTTGAAAGCAATAAACAATATAAAACAAAGCCTGAAGAATGTCCTTCTTGCGGTAAAAAATCTATTGCAGGTTTGGAAATAATAGGAACTCATGATAGTTCTATTTTATGGCAATGTGTTAAATGTGGAGATAGATTCTTAAAATTAGGTAGAACAAAAACCTTAGAACTTTTGGAAGGCGCGACTTCCGCTTGGACTAATCCTAACGATTGGGGTGAAACAGACAAAGAACTAAACTAAGGAGACTTATGTCAAAAGACAAAGGCGTTTTAAAGCGTGTAATAGTCACACCAGACAAACATGCACCTTTGCAAGATAAGGCAGCAATAAAGGTAGTAAAAAAAGCAATAGAAATAATAAAGCCTGATGCTTATATAGATTTAGGCGATGTAGGTGAATGGGGAAGTGTATCTCACTGGCAGTGGAAAGCTAAGAAAAAACCACCATTAGAGTACATTATACCTAGAGTTGACAGAGATGTAAAAAATGTTAACGAGCTTCTTGACAGTATAGATGAATCTTTAGATAAAGTAAACTGCACAGAGAAATACTTGTGCGGAGGTAATCATGATGAGTGGTGTAATATGTTTGTTAACGAACACCCTTATTTACCTCAGTATAAGTTCCACACAGCAGTTGATTTAAAAGGTAGAGGGTATAAGTATTACCCTGCTGATTTAGAACCTAAGAAATGGTTAAAGATTGGTAAACTACACTATTATCATGGACATCATAAATCAGGTATGCATCATGCAAAAGCACATTTAATGTTAGGCGCTAATGTAATGTATGGACACCATCATGGATTACAGCAAGCTTCTGTAACTCATATAGATGGGCCTAAGTCTGCTTGGAGTATGGGTTGTTTAAAGGATATGAGTCCTGAGAAGAATAAATGGCTAGGTGGTAGAGCTATTAATTGGGCACATGCTTTTGCGGTAGTTGATTACTTTAGAGGAGGTTTATTTACTGTACATGTTGTACAAATAATAAATGGCAAAACCTCACTATGGGGGGAGCTAATAGATGGAAACTAAACTAGATGGAAAACGAGTTAAAAGAGTTAGTAGGTCAGTACAGCTGGTTGTTTATAGCAGGAGCTGCAGTTCTTTTCTTTCGTTCAGCAATAGAAGGTGTAGTTGAAGGGTTAAAAGTATTTCTTGGTAATGACCTTAACACAGATGATGTTATAACATTAGATGAAAGACCCGCTAGAGTTGTAAGAGTAGGTATATTTAAAACAATATTCTTTGTATACAATATTGGATGCGTTAAA